TCTGTGCTGAGAATGCTGAATCTGGCTCGTTGAATAATGCTTCTGTTCCGTTCTGGTTGTCGAAGCGGCTTCTCATTGCGAAGATCAAACCTGTAGGTCCGTTCATTGGCTGAACACCTGCTAGGTCATATGCCACCAAGTTAGGCATAGATCTTCTGATCAATGAAATTAGAACTGGGTCGAAACCAGCTACAGGTCCACCAACAGCAGCACTACCAGAGAAACCTGGGTTACCTGTGCTTGATGGGTCTGTGTTTACTGTAGGAGGTGCTTCTGATAAGAATGCTCTCTCCTCTCTAAGAAATCTTTCTTGGTTTTCTAGAAGTTGTGCGGTAACCGCTTTTCTGTGGTTGTCGGTGATCTTATCTAATCCTTCAGCCTCAAGTAGTGGTTGCCACTTCTTCTGCAATTGTGCAGAGTTAAACATGGTTTTCCTTGTGTGAATTGAATTTAAGTTTTTACGATTGGAACTTAGTCACAGCCGCAAGATATGCTTCCATCGCTGATGAATGCTCCACGACGGGTGCTTCTTCCGAGATGACTTCTGAGGTCTCGGATACTGGTTTCTTAGCAAAGTAAGATTCCTTCAGTGTATCGAGTTGTCCTCTGTACTGTTCTTCACTCTCAAACTCAACTCCTTTTGATAGTTCTGCTAACTTCTCTTTCTGTGAAAGTGCAAGTCCTTCAGATACTTCGTCAAGGATGTTATCGGAGACAGATACTGATAGACGCTTAGTCAAAGCGACGTTACTATCAATCTGTTCGTTGAGTTTTGTCTCCATTTCATCTAATTTAGTGACCATAGCCTCTAAGACATCATATTTTTCTTCAGGGATGTTTACATAATGTTCTTCAAAAAGTCCCTTGAGACCAGTCATAAAGGATTCAGAGAGTTCCCCTCTGATTCCAGTTTCTACCTGAAGAGCGTTCTCAGTGATCCACTCTTCCGCAACATAGTGTAAGTAGTTGTCTACTCTCTCTTGAAGTTCAGATTTAAATGCTGTAATTTCCTCTTGGATATAAGCATCATAGCTTGCTTCAAGATCTTCTTTAACTACTGCAATTTTAGATTTTACAACAGCTTCAAAGATTGATGTTGCCTTTGATTTAAATTCGTCGGAAAGTTTTTCGCCTTCAAATAATGCTTGTACATCATCTGATAAATCGATTTCGATTTCGGTTACTTGATCTTCTGGTGCTTCAGCAACGACTTCCCCTTCTGTCTCTGCCTCTTCGTTAGCACCTCTTCCATAACCAGATGACTTCATGCCATCGGCTTGGTTCCCTAACGGACCGTCCATTTTGACTGTGCCAGCAGTACCTTTAGTCTGTGGGTCACCTGCTTGAGCAAATTTTGCTGATGGGGTCTTCAGCTTATTGCTATTGTCGTCAGGTTTACTGTTTGTAGGAGTAGGACCACCTAAGTCCTCGTATCCTGTTCCCCCTGCGTCGGGTACATAATCTGGAGCTTTTGGCATTGGGTCTGCGGGTTTAGCACCCTTAGTGACCTGGTTCTCCATCTCATGTAGTTCGCTGTTTTCTGCGGTCATTGTAGCCAGTCCGTATTTCCTAAGAATTTACTGTAGTTATTTAGACAATTTATAGATTTGATATAAACTTTTGGAATAAAGCAAGCTTGTGCTCCTCTAGTTTTTTCTGATCTACGAGTGTATTTATTGTAGATTTTATAGCGGTTACATTCTTTTCACGCAAAACGCTACCTTCCCATACCCATTCTTTACCTTCCATAACGCCATCTACAAAAGCGTCTGGTGCTGATGGGTCTGCCACTATATCGGCAGCAGTTGCAAGCATGAAGTCTTCGCCAACATAAGAAATACCTTCTTTGTTTACGATAGATCCCATACCTCTTGATGATACACCGAGTTTTACACCAGAGTCTAAAAGAGATTCTGCTATCTTACCCATAGGTGTGCTCAAGATTTGTGCTTTACCTACAAAATTATTTCCCTCTTGAGTAAGAGATACAATTTTATGTGATACACGATCAAGGTTTATTTGTGGTCCGTCTGGATGCCCTAGTTCTCCTAGTGCACGTCCTTTAGATACGAACGCTTCATTGTATCTCTTTACCTCATTCATCATAGTAGAGAGAGGATAGCAACGTTTGTTGCGATTCACTATCTCTGCCTGTAAGAACGGACCTTGAATATAAAGAGTTTTCTTTCCGTCTTTCTCTTCAGTAAGAATATCTACTGATTCTATTTCTTCTGAAATTAACTTCATCCTATTCCTACCTCGTGTAAACGTAAAGTGCATCCTGATGCTGTCTCAGGTGCAAGTCTGAATATAACTGACTTTGATAGAACTGCTGTTCCAGTAAAGTCTGCTAGTGATGATGTGTTAGCGTCAACAGTAAGAGTTGTTTTGTAGTCATTTGTCCTTTGCGGATCAGACTTAGCAGTTACCTCTACATGTGCAATTGTACTATTGTATGTTCCAACTGCAGACCCAGAGAGAGTCACGTAGTCTCCTACTTGTATCTTTGTGTCTGTATGGTCAATAGTAATTACTGCTCCATTCGCTTTACTGATTGCAGACACTGGTGCATTTGCTGGATGACCATAGCGAAATAAGAAATCTTTTCCTTTTGCTACATGGAATGATCCAACACCTGCTTGGTTTGCAGTGTTGCAAACTGCGATGTCACCTGCTGCTCTTGCATCTGAACAGACCACGTAAAGAACTCCTGTCTTCACCGTCTGTGCTGATGTTACAGCAGAGGTGGCGTTGGCACTGCCAAGTTCTCCAATGTCTGATACTAATTTAAGTGGTTGGCAAGTCATTTACTTCTGTTTCCTGTTCAGGTTCTTGTTCAAGTTCAGCGTCTGTTTCTTGTTCAACCTCATCACCTACTTCCAAAGAGTCTCCCTCTTCTTCTGGTTCACCAAATAATCCTTTGGCGACCTCAGGTGCGGCTGCGTCAACAAACTCGGCAGATTTTGCAAACATCATACTCTTCAAAGCATCAGATACTTCCGATGAAGGAGCACCGTTTGCCACCATATCAACTAATTCAGCAGAATCCATTCAATTTTAATAAAACGCTAGTTATATTTATATCTTCGCTTTCTTGATATCTATTTCGGGTGGTTCAGTTCTACCACCATTCTTCTTGTTATCGAGGTTTGCTTCTGTACCATTTTTTCCTAAATTTCCAGAGCGTTCTTTTTCTGCATCAATGGCACCTTGCATCATTTGGTTCTGAGTCTCTAGAGGTACACCAATACCTGCTGCATTCTCCTCTTCCATCTCCTGTTGCATCTCTTCTATCTCTTCGTCTGTCTGACGTAAGACCTTACGCTTGACATAATCTCTTGAGTAGTATGTGCCGATGTATGGTTCGATAGCAACCATGATATTGAGACGCTCAGTCATCAACTCATGGTCTTTGAGTTCTGCAAAATGGTTGTCATACTTATAGTCAAACTGTATGTGCTCTGCCATCTTCTCGAAATCTTCGGGAGTGACGATATTCTTGAGTATAAGTTGTGTCTTGAGAAGATCAATGAATAAACCACTGAATCTCTTCCTCAATCTACCTACAAACTTACTAAACATAAGTTCATCACGTAAGATTTCTGATGATCTACCTAGATTGAACCCACTATCAGCACCAATACGTGACTCAGGTACGTTCAATGAACGGTATAATTTTTTCTGGAAGTACTCGATGTCCGTAAGTTCTCCAAGATTCTGTCCACCTGGTAACGTAGAGATCTCAGTTCCTCTACCGCCCTCTCTTCTGGGTAACCAGAAGTCTTCGAGCATCGACATGAATTTTTTGTCATCTTTGATTTCTCCTGTGTTTGCATCATAAACTAATTTGTTACGATACCTCGCCATTACATCTCTGAGGTATTGTTCTGCCTTCACCTTGGGTAGATTACCTACGTCAATGTAAAATATTCTACGCTCTGGTGCTCTTGATAATCTGTAGATCACCAATGAGTCTTCAATCATACGCAGTTGGTTGAGACCCTTGATTGCTTTGTGTAAGTAAGATAGTGTAATTTTTCTATTTCTATCTACTAAACCTGAGTGTACATATGTTATCGCATCTTTCGCAATCTTGACACCTTTACCTGCAACTGATCCATATCTCTGTGCCATACCTTGTGGGTAGTAGGTATAAAACTCTTCAATCTTGGCATCTTTAGTGATTGTTTGTTCACCAGAATAAGGTAGCACAGGAATACCCTCTGCACCTTTTGCACCCCTTTCTTTACCAGGTCTCACTCTCATAAACTTGAGTTTTAGTGAGTCGATATATCTAAGTTCTTGAATACCCTCATCAGGTTTCTTCATATCAATTACTTTATGATAAAATAATCTTCCGTCTGTATACCAGTTTCTAAAAATCTCGTGTGCCTTTTTATCAAACTGTAAGAGGTCTTTGACACCTTTGAACTCATCTCTTACAATTTTTTTCAGTTTATCGCTTACGTTCAGATTATCTAAATTTATCTCTACAGGACTGTCATTACTATCAGATACAATCGCTTCATTTACCACATGTTCAATAGCAGTATCACACTCAGGGTGTAATGCCATATCACGATATCTTTTTATAACATCAAACTCAGTGCGGAATACTCCTTCAATGTCAACATATTGTCCATAAAAACCAGACGATAGAAAATAATCAGCCCCATCCTCATTGTTCTGAGGAACAGGACTGATTGCATTCTTATTATCCTTCTTCGGTTCTTCAATCGAAAAACCAAAAAGTTTAGCCATAATTTATTCCCTTGTCTTTCTATGTATTATACCACAGAACCAGCATTTCTGCCATCATATGCTTCCCACCACTGGACTTGGAGGGTGACTTGGAACTCTTCTATAGTGTCTGCTGTGTCGTATGACAATTCAATCGGACTTACAAGACTTGGCCAGCAACCGTGCATCTTGTATCTTCTGAGAATTGGAAGTGTAGATCCACTTTGATTACCAGGTACATCGAGGACGTTCTCGGCACGACCTAACTGGTTTACTCTCCAATCAGCAAAGTAATCAGTTGGATTGATTGTACCAGAACCG